TTACGAATCGAAGAGCGAAAGTCCTTGGGGTCTGCTCCAATCTTGAAGTTGATACTACTTAATGATGCCACGGCTCTTTGCTTCGTTGAGGATTTGGGTGAATGTCGGCTTCTCTTTTGGTGCTACCTTCTTGCTTTTCTCCCAAGGGAAGGTGGCTAAGTCCTTGGGCTTGAGTTGTTTCTTCAGATGCGGGTTGATGGTTATTGCTGCCAGCCACCGCGTCTGTTCCCAAGATATTTGCAGCCCTTGCTCGAGTCTCTTTTGAAACCCTTTCGCCTTGTTGGTGAAGACTCGTGGGGTGAGGTTCATGAACTCCTCCCATGTCATCGCCATCTCGCCGAGCGCGAGCTGCTCTATCTCATCCCAGCCCAGAGGTGCGCTCTCTACTTCTGGGCCGCTATCTTTCCCGCATCCGCAAAGGCGCGAGCGAATACCTCCATGCACTTGTTGAGTGCCTCTTGGTCTTCGTCAAGTAAATCAGCAACATCATCAACACTCAACTTGAAGGATGTCTTCTCGGCGCGTGCTCCGTCTTTGAGACCTGCATACATCAAGAAGATGGCCTGCTCTAGGTTGATTTCTGTGCTCAGTTGCCCCATGTCCTGCAACTTGATGCCAGAGAGATTCGTGAAGATTCTCAAGGCATTGAAGCCGTACTTGATGGGGTAGCTTTTTTCTGCGATTTCGATGTGCTCCTGCATCTCTTTCGGTTTAGTGAGTTTCGGAGGAGGGCAAGCCCTCCCCCTTCACTCGGTTATTGTTTAAGCATTCGTTGCTTCGGTCAGCGTAGAGCTTCCCTCAAACGATGCTGAGAATGAAACATTGTCCTCAACGCCTGCGTCTTGGCTCAATGAAGTGAGGTAAGCGGTTCCGCTGTAGACTTTCTCGTCAGTAGCGGCGCTTCCAAACTTCACGGTCAAGGCCGTGCGTCCATTCAAATATCCATAAAGGTCAGAGGCCGTCTCCTTGCCGCTGATGTTGTAACACACCAAGCCGTCACAAGTCAAAGACCAACTGCGTTGTCCCTCCAACAATTCACGCCATCCAGCGCTGTCTTTTGTCGAGGTGTCACGGGTGTCCATCGTTACGCTCAAGCCTGCGCTTGTAGCCTTTCCGATGACCGTGTAGGTCGTACCTCCGTCCGTGCTGATAGACACGAGGACATCGGTTGCATTCATCACAGATGTAGATGCTGCCATTATTTCTCTTCTTTATTAGGTTGATTCTTGACAGCCACAAAGCCATTTGCTTTGAGCTGTTCGGCTATGTGAACAGGTACAAGAACAAGAGAGCCCGCCAAAATGGTATGCTCCTTCTTCAGTTCCCAATCTTTTGCCAACTTCACTTGTTTCATTATCTAACGATTCTGAAGGTTAAATCCACCTGCACGCCGTAGAACTCATCAGTATCTGAGTAGACATCTCTGAGGTCATTGAACGCACAGCTCTGGACATTTACACCAGCCACGGTGCCACTCATTCTTGGGAAGGCTGAGCGAACGCCTTCAACAGCATCTTGGCAGACGCTGTAGGTTGTAGCCACCACGGTCAGCCTCACAGAGACCTCATCGAGGTGGCTGTCCGCGTCTTTCGTGGAGCTTGGATCGACACGGAATGTATCATACACCGCATAGGGTGCAGAGGCTCCTTGAGCCGCAAGGTAAGGATAGACCCTGCCGCTGAAGATGCCGTTGAGCGTTGCATCGCTGTCGAACTTGCTCTTGATTACTTTTCCAACCATCACTTGACGCTGCTAAGTTTCTGAATCTGAATAGCGGCAAACTTGAAGAACTCCTTCTTGAAGGTTTGTACCGTGTACGGGTATGCCGTTTGCTTGGCGCGGTCAGCGAAGCCAATGTTGTGGCCTCTGTAGCGTCCGTTGTTTAGGTAGCCGTAGTTGATGAAGTGAGCGTACCATCCGCCCTTGTTTGGGTCTGAGAATCGTCCTCTGACCTTTGGGCCAATGTGCGTGACCCACATGTCTCGAGCTCTTGACCAAAAGAACATCACATCGATAGACTTGCGAAGTTGTCCAGGCTGAATGCGGGCATAGATTGCGCCGTCTCGGTAGACCACGAACTCATCCTCCATGAGGTCATCAATGTTCTGCTTGAACGCATCAATCATTGGTTTGGCGGCTTTCTTGCCTGCCTCACGCATGACCTTGCGACGAACTACATCCTCCATCTTTTTCATCTTCTTGAGGGTCTCTTCGAGTCCTTCAATTTCGATGTGAATAGGAGAGCCTCCTGCGCGTCCTGCATGAGAACGGCGGCGGCCTTGAGCAATGAGGCGTTCTGCACTAGTTCCCATCAGTCAACGAGTCGAGTGACAAGGTGCATGAAACGTTTGCGCTCAATAGGAAGCACAGCCTCAATCTCAAAAATATCACCATCCCAAGAGATTTGCATCTTCTCATTGATGGCGCTGTTGTATCGGATGCCAAACTCAACACGCTTGACAGCCTCAAGGCGATTGCTTTCTTCGCCTTCTTTTCCGCTCATGTACTCGACCTTTGCCCACACTTGAGTGATGACTCCAGGAAGCGAGTCGATGGCATCCACAACGCATGCGGTGCCTTCAGTCGTTCCCCCATCCTCTGTGACTCTTTCCCCAAACTCATTGACAAAGGCATCCTGCCCCATCGTGCGAACACTCTGACCGAATAAGTCGGTCTGCGTGTAGGCTTCAAGGATAGTGATGCGGCGATCCAACTCGCCGAGGTCTTTGATAGGGAATAGGCTCATGCGAATGTCCAGACTCGGTAGGGGTTCATCAAGTATTCAGCAGCGGTGGGCAACTGCTTGATGCTGTCCTGCCGCTTCTCGTACATCTCGCCAATCATCAAAAGCATTGCTTGGCGGATGGGTGCGGGTACATCCGAAGAGGATGAATAGCCACACACATAGCGCACGACCACGGCGTTGACCGTGTCCTTTGTAGCGCTCCAACCATTCTCGCTCAAAACTCGAGCGGGTTCACTCACAAGGTCAGTCCGATAGTTCTCAGAGGCTACCGTCTGCTCATCGCCAAGAGAATCAACATACTTGACGCTAGTGATGCTCTGAATAGGGCCTCGGCTCAAGTAGATGATGTCCTTGTCTTTTGGGTTTCGGTAGTCTGGGAATCCATCAAAGAACTCCTCGATGGTCGTAGTCATCAAGATGCGCCGCGTGTAGGCTTCAGCCATAGCACGAGCCGCTGAGATGAGTACACCAATCAAGGTGTCCTCGTCTGACGAATCAACACGCAAGAAGCTCTTGACCTCTGCGGTAGTTAGTGGCTCGCTCGTGGCGGCTGTGATGACTGATACGCTCATCGGGTTTCTTTCTTGACTTTAGAGCTTGAGGTTTTCTTTGTCGCGTTAGCAGGTGCGGCGATAGGCTCGGCGAATCCTGCTGCGATCCATTGTGCTGCCTCATCAGAGGACAACTCCGCCTCACTACCTGCGTAGTGGGCGAAGCCGTCTCCGACGATGGTCTCTTTGAAGATGACCTTCATAGTTCCTAAATCAATTAGGCTTGTACCAAGTACTTGATAGCGTTGGCTTGGAGGATGTTAGAGTCAACACGCTTGTAGGCGATGTAACCAACAACCAAGGCATCAGCATAGCGCTCATCAAGGCGCAAGAACTGAAGGCCACCAGCAACACGCACAACGAACTTGCTCCAATCACCGAACAAGATGGTCTTCTTGGCGGTAGCGATTGCTTCCATGTCGTTGTTGATGTGGATGGGTTTGCCGTACAACATATCCTTCTCGCCTGGGTTCATAGCAGGAACGAAGATGGGGAAGTCGTTAGCAGAGCCCAAGCCCAACTTGCGCACAGCAGCAAGGGTGCTGTCCTTCATCATGAAGCCAGCGTTTGCAGAGTTGCGGTAAGAGGGGTCAACGGCGTACATCAAGTCAAGGATTTCAGCAGCGGTGATTGCAGTTGCAGAAGCGGCAGTCTTACCAGCAGCGGCACCTGTTACAACACCCTTAGGCTGAGAAGAGCCTGTACCTGTAGTGAAGGCAGCGTTTGTACCGCGAGCGATACGACCACCCAAAGCGTCAACCAAGAAAGCGTCCAAGTTGAAAGCACCATCTTGCAAAAGTTGGCGAGATACCTTAACGATTCCAGAAGAATAGTTGTAGGCGTTCAAGTCAACAGCAGAGAAGGTCATGTCAGACACAGCGGGAGCAGTAGCCTCGCTCAACAAAGCACCAGACACAGAAGTGTCATCAACCGTTGGGTAGGGCAACAAAGCACCGCTGTTGGTGTTGATTACTTGAGAAACTTGCTCAACTACACCTGTGAACTTGGAAGCGACATCAAGGATGTTGCTGAAGTCTTCGGGTACCAAGTAGCCACCCAAAGAATCGGTGCCTACGATTTGCGTGTCAGTTCCACGAGTCTCAAGAGCGTGACGCTCCTCAGCATTCAAAGAACCCAATCCAGAGCGCAAGTACTTAGCGAAAGCGGCACGGCCTTCTACCTTTTGAGGGGCAGCAGCGCGCTCTTCTTGCTTAGCAGCGATCTCTTTCTTGGCAGCCTCAACTTTCTCGATGCGCTCGATGTTGTTGCGCAATTCGATAGCCTCGGCATCGATTTTGTCAAACTGAACTGATTCTTCAGAGTTCAGCGTGCGGCCTTCTGCTTGTGCAGAGGCAACGATAGCGTCCAACTGTCCGATGAGGGCAGCGCGCTGTTCGCGGAGTTGTTTAGAGTTCATGTCTCTTTTTTTGAATTTATTTCTGTTTTTCTAAACGCAAGCGAAATGCTTCAAGAAGCACCTCGTTGCAAGGTGCGGGATTGGCTGCGGCCTCCTCCTGCGGGGTAGCCTCTTCTCGAGCTTCTGCGGATGCTTGGCTCTTGAGTTGGCTCGTTGCGGCTGGGTAAGCGGGATAGGTGACAGGGCTCACATCGAAGAGCCTTGAAACGCTATGGATGTATCGGTAGGTGATTCCGTTGCGGGAAACCCACTCGTCTTTCTTGATAGCAAAGCCAAAGCTTGACTGCGTGACATCGCCACGGCGAAGCATCTCAAGCAGGTCATTGCCATAGGTGGTATTGGGTGCATCGAACTCGTAGTATAATCCACGAGCATCCTCTGCAATCTTGAGCGTGCCCGAAGCAGTTCGCGCCAAGAGTAGGTCGGCGTTATGATTGAACAAGGCTCGAACATCATTGTCAAGTACATCACGGAAGGCTCCAGGCTTGATGATTTCAATGAATCCACCTAGGTCTTCGCTCTCTGAGTTGAAGACAGCAGCATAGCCGCTGACCATGCGCTCCTCAAGCATCGTGCTTCCGAGTGCGCGTGTCTCAATGATGGGCTTGCCGTTGCGAGTCTCTGCATCGTACTTCTCAAGGGTGGAGAATCGGTGCACGACATTCAAAGCGGGTGTGCGCTCAATGTAGGCGCTTTGGTCTTCATCGTATGTGTAGACACGAATCTTGGCGGCGGGATCATCGGGAGTGCCTTCGATGACAAAGCCGCTGTCTGCCGCCATGTCTCCTTCGCTTGCAATCTCAATGATGCGACCATAGGCAAAGCCGTTGGATGTGTTCCATCGAACGAAGTCACCGATGTTGAGCTCTCCAGGTAGGGCACGCATCTCTTCGTGATGTGCAGCCTCCTCAATAGCGGGCTCGAATA